GAACCGATGTGTCGCATTGTACAGCGTGGCATGGATGCGTTGATCGCCGAAGGTGGTCGAAGCGCGGATACGGAAGGGCTGAACTCGGTTGACCGGTGAAGAGGGGTCAGGATTGGTAGCTTCGCCCGCACCTGACACATATGTGTCCCTCTTCTTCTTTGCCGTGGCATTGATGAGCGCGCGCTTCGACATGCGCGGTTTCCGGGTGCAGCGTCGCGTTCTCCCTGTGTAGCGAGAGGGCCGTGCGGAAGACCGGCGTTTGGATCCGGACTTTCGATAACTCCGTCGGGGTTTTCGGCGATAACGGGAGTAAGCCATTTTGCGATGTCATTGATTTGAAATCAAGTGAGGAGGTGACGGGTATTTATACAGTACCTGTACCCCGTAACCTGGGCTATAATATTAGTTTGCCCAGGTTCCTCGCGGGTTACATCACATGACTTTCTACTTCAATTCTCGTTATGTCCTCCTCACGTATGCACAGTCTGGCTCGCTATCTGAGTGGTCCGTTCTCGAGCATATCAGCGGCCTTGGAGCTGAGTGTATCATTGGAAGAGAAGATCACGTTGATGAAGGTACTCACCTCCATGTTTTCTGCGATTTCGGACGAAAGAAACAATCCCGACGATCTGACTTCTTTGATGTCGACGGCTGCCACCCAAACATTGTCCCATCTCGAGGTCGTGCAGAATTCGGTTGGGACTATGCAGTCAAGGATGGAAACGTTGTTGCAGGGGGGCTGGGGAGGCCGGGCTCAGGTGGACTTCCTTCGGCTCCGAATAAGTGGAGCGAGATTGTCAGCGCAGAAAACCGGGAAGAGTTTCTCCGACTTGTACAAGAGCTGGACCCAAAGTCTTTCGTGCTCCGACACCGCGAACTCCTCGACTACGCCGACCGATACTACGCTGAACGACGAGAACCCTATGTGGGTCCCGATGGTATCGAATTTGACCTTGGAGTGGTACCTGACCTGGCTGGATGGAGAGGAGAGTCTCTTGGAGATGATCCAATAGAGGGTGAGTCATACTTTTCTTCACGTCCCTGCGGGGCCATCCTGATCTTAGGCTTGGGCTGTTTGGGCAGGAGCGTTGCCTTTCGCACGGGGATTTGTCGGGGCACCATGCGGTGCCCACGACACCGAACAAATCCCCCGTGCAAGGTATATTCAATGCTTTATTATTCAACTTGCTGACTAAGCAGGCAGAGGCAAGAGCCTTGTACTCTATGGTGCATCACGATTGGGAAAGACACTGTGGGCTCGAAGCTTGGGACCACATCTCTACGTCATGGGTATCATGTCTGGAGCGGTCATCCTTCGAGACATTCCTGACGCTGAATATGCAGTGTTCGATGATATGCGGGGAGGAATTGCTATGTTCCCTTCCTTCAAGGAATGGCTCGGTGCACAGTCCGTGGTTTCTGTGAAAAAATTGTACAGGGATCCTGTGCAGGTTAAGTGGGGGCGTCCGTGTATTTGGCTTGCCAACTCTGACCCTAGGGATCAGCTCAAGGCAGACATCACGGATCACACAGCGAAGGGACGGGTGGATTTGATTTACGAGGACATCGCATGGTTGGAGGCAAATTGTACATTCGTTGAGCTGAAGGAGCCTATCTTTCGTGCCAGTAATACGTAGAATTCGAAGTAATCTCCATATCTACGCCGGGATCTTCCGGAGCGGGGCAATGGAAGAGGTCCATTACGTAAATGTTACCCAAGCCGATCTTTGAGTCCACACTGAAAGGGGACGGTATGACGTTGTTGCCGTTTTCTCTGTCGTCATACATAACAGTTCGGCGGATGGGGGTGTAATGATTACGGATTGTTGGGGCGGCGGTGTCGTTTCCAGACTTAATGGTCGAAAACTTGTCCGAGTGGATGTTGACGCGGGTGCGGTCCAGCTTGGCCTTCATGGGATCTTGCCAATCCACACCGACTTCTCCCTGGAAGACAAGACCGTAGACTTGCGTCGTTACGGCCGCCCAGTTGGGGTCAGACGACCCGGACAAATCGAGGAAAGGGCGGACAGTAGTTGCGACGTCGGAATTCTGCACGCCCATCTGATTTGCAATGGCAGGGATACCGATAGCAGACTTGTAGCTGAATACAATGCGGCGATGCCACCACACTGACTCATTGTTAGGCACCAGTCGATAGCTCTCTTTCAAGCCTATGACGTAGGTCGAGGTGGCTGTTCGGGAGGCGGCGTAATTGTAATTGTTGGGCACAAGGAACCGATGTGTCGCATTGTACAGCGTGGCATGGATGCGTTGATCGCCGAAGGTGGTCGAAGCGCGGATACGGAAGGGCTGAACTCGGTTGACCGGTGAAGAGGGGTCAGGATTGGTAGCT